CCATTTTAGAACTGCAGGAGATTCAGAGCCTTCTCTGGCTCTACCCCAAAGCATATAAGCTTCATTACCTCTTATATTGCCACCTGTTTTCCATATCTCCTTACCTACCGAAGAACTTTTGACATCTTTAGCAAAACCATAGTCAAACTGGGGGTACTGTGAATTTCTTAAGGAGATCTTCTTGTTTTCTCCTGCTTTAGGAAAATTAGTCAATTCGTCCTTTGATTCTGTTAGATCTAGATCATCTAAAAAATCTTCTTCATATTCTTTTTCATCTTCTTCTGCTATCGGATTTTCTGGTTCTTCTACTTGTGCAGAACCAATAGGCATAAGTGCGGCATTTATATATAAATCATCTCCACCCTCTACTGGACTAAGACCTATTATTTCTCTTGCCTCATTTCTAGTCATTATTCCTGTATTTACTGCACTTGTAATATTTTCGTAAGTTTTTCTTTTTCTTTCTGCTAGTGCAGGTATTCCGTCTATGTCGTAGCAAAACTCTAGTTCTTCCGAGAACATAGGAACAAGCCATTCATTAAGATCAGATTGAATTAATTTTAAGTGTGGAATAATAGTTTCTTCGTAAAGAGCAAGTCTTGCCTCTGCAATATTAGAATATGTTTGACTATCTGGCACACCTACTAATTGACTAGGTACTCCAAAACAAAGTGCGATATCAGTTGCGCTCATGTGTTTTAAGTTTATGAAGTCCATATCTTTAGGACTTAAACCCATTTCTTTCCAATCAAAGTCGCCTTCTAAAAGCATTGGTCTGCCTGCATTACCAGATCCAACAAATCTATTATTTAGATCTGTAAGTAATTGTTGTCTTTGTGATTCTGATAAATTTACTGAAAACCCTTGATCGTCTTTAGGTTTAAATACAACTGCACCGCTTGGTCTAGCCCCATTATTTAAAAGATTTATATTGTGCTTAGAAGAAAGGTTATGTTGATCTACTTCTTCTGCCGCGGCTTGTAGAGGAGAACAACCATAATAATCATCTAAGGGATTCCAAAGCTTAATATGTTTTATTTCTGATATACCTGTATCTTGATCTACCTCAAAGACATTTTGTATTCTGCCATTTACCACATATTCGTATCTGTCTGGTATTGGCTTTCCTCCACCTTTAATCTGTATTCTATCTGGTCTTAGTAGATGTAACTCTCTAGGTGCACCGACCTCTGATCCTACTTTTAGAATATAAGCATTTCCGCTAAGTAGTAAGAAACCAAATAAGCTATTGAAAAACTCGCTTGAGGATTGTAAAGGATTTGGTCTATCTAGTAGATCTAAAAGAGGGTGGCTTTCAAGAACAGTATCATTGTTCTTTATCATATAATCTACTGCACCTGCCCCTTTACTTATCTCATTTACACAACGATAAACTATGGCATTTTTAAGATAACCTTCTTTTGCAAGGTCATGGTATTTGTAATTTTTAGCATCGCCAGATCCAACCCCAAAATAACCAACCATATTGGAAGGTTCTTGTTTTTCTTCGTTTCTAAATAGGTTTCTTATGTTGTCTATTAATGCCATTAGCTAATTCTCCAATTAACATTTCCAGCTGATTTGTTTAATTCGCTTAAACCCCAAACTAAGGCATCTAATCTATCTGGACTTTCTTGGTTCTCACCGTTATAAGTACACATCTGTGACTCAAGTTCAGTAAATACTCCTAAGTGATGTACCCTCTTTTGTTCGTATAAAGCAGATATTGGTTCTGCTCTTAGAATCTTTCCCCTAGTAGCGTGTACACTTCTAAAAGGAATATTGGTATCTACACTTCGCAACAATCTTTCCACAAGGTCGCCTCCGTTATTTACCTCTGCAACAATGCGATCTGCTTCCCAATCGTAAAATGCATTTATTGCTATTCTAGCCCATTTATCTGGAGAATACCGCCCAGACAAATCTTCTAGTACATAGAATACATTATTGTAATCCCTACCTACAACAATTATTCCTGTTTCGTCGGAGTTTTTATTAGCTGTTACTGCAGGATCTATAGCTACTATTATATTTTTTAGTTCCTTCTCAAAGTCGTTTGATAATCTAGTTTCTTCTATCATTTGCGGTGTCCATAATGCGCCATCAAATTGATCTATGACTTCTGCAAATAATTCTTGCCTTCCTAAGACAGTTCCCTCGTACCTATCTTTAAGCATAGAAAGAGCAGACTCAGCTAAGTTATCTTCGTTTTCAAAAGTAGATCCTTTAGTCACTACACAATCTTTTCTTTCTAATAAGCTTTTTATTATCTTTGTAGGTTTAGGTGTAGTAGTAATAACACACTTAGGGTTATCTCCTAATCTTAAGCCAAACATTAATTGATCAAATGCTTCTGGATATCTCCAAGCTGCAAGTTCGTCACACCAAGCTCTGTGGAATTGTGGCCCTCTAAGTCTATCTGGATCTATTGCCGCATAACCGATTATCTTGGAACCATTAAAAAGTCTTATTTCAGATATGCTTGAAGAATAACCTTTATAACCTTTTTCTTGTAGAAAGCAATCTTTAGGAATTATAGATAACAAGCCACTTGGTCCATTAAAGCATACTCTCCTGAGATCTCCGTGTGTTGGGGCTACCACTGCACAGTTAGTGTTTGGATTACGCAGTGCATAAAGTGCGATATCTTGTGCGCCAGTTCTAGTCTTTCCCCAACCCCTTCCTGCAAGGATAAGCCATATATAGTGCTTTTCTTCTGGGGCTAGTTGTTTTGCTCTAGCTGTTTTAAGCCAATCAGTGTACAGGGCTATCGTCTGCTTTTCGGCGTTGCTCTGCAACTGTGTCAAGCAATTCCATAGCTTCTCTGAAGGCATCTGCTTCTTGGAAGTTTGCATTTACATTTAGATTTTCGGTTGTTTCTCCTAATGCTAACTTAGCAATCTTTTGCGCAGTAAGTGCTGTATTTGCTAAAGCATTAAGCTGAGTTGGTATAAGTCCTTGTTTTCCTTCATTTATATCTTGCGCATTTCTTCTTATGCCTTGTCCTACAGTTGCTAACATTGCTTTTGCTAGATCTATAGAAGTTTGATCTATCTTTTTATTTTCTTCGGTAAGGTTTTTTATTCTCTCTTTATCTACTTTAGCTAATAGATCTCTCTGAAACTGTTCTCTTTGTGTTTTCCAATTACTGTTTTGACATACTCTGTAGAGAGTAGATTTAGCTACTGAGAATTTTTTTTGTAAGGTTTCTATAGTGGGATATTCTCTTTTGCCCTCTAAGTCTTGTATTCCTTGAACAAATTCTATTCTTATTTGTTCCTTTAAGGTTTCTGTAAGTTTCTTTTGTGCTTGTTTTTTACTCATTTATTCTCAAGTATTCTTGCTTTTATAACAGAATACTGAGAATTTTTAAACTGCTTTACTTATAGATCCCCTTGTAAGAGTTGTATTAACTTAGGTTTAGCTATTCTCTTACCGTCTAAAAGACATTGTTTTGAGTAATTATTGCGGTTCCATTCAGAGTGAGCAGGATTAGAATGTATAAATTTAAGACCTACTAAACCTATACTTGTTTTCTTTTCTACTATCATTTCAAAGTTAGTCCAGACTTCTAAGATTGGCTCTCCTACATAATGCTTGATCTTTTTCATTTCTGTCTTGTAAAAATCTTTTAAAGCTTCTTTTTCTAGTTCTTCTAAGATCTTCTCAGCATTTGCTACGTTTATTAAGTCCTTGCCGTGTACCTCTCTAATAAGTCTTTTTAAGAAGTCTATATGTGTTTGAGCATCGGAAATGCTATTTTGAATATTTTTAATATATAAATCTTGGAACTTTCTAAATAATTTATCAAATTTAAAAGATCCATAACTTACTTTTTCGTTGTATTCTTCACAATGCTTTCTAAGATTTTCTTCTGTATAAACAACTACAGTATATTTTTCGTCTTCAACATGACTTAAGTTAAAAGGAACTATGTCAAAAGAATTAAATCTTTTTTCTATAGAATAATGAGAAAAGATACTTTCGTCCTTTACTGCTGATTCTAATAAGATCTGTTTTTTAGCTATCCACTCTGATAATTCTTCTATTGTTTCTTCTGTAAATGTTTTATCTACTTCTAATGGCTTTCTATTTGAACCTGTACAAACTCCGCTAAAATATCCAAAATCTACTGTATATCCGTGTTTAGCTATAAAGTTGTTGTGAGTATCTACTGCTTGAACTCTACCACAAGCTTGGCAATGTCCTCTGTGTGTGTGTGTTCTTTTCATTAATTCTCCTAATTAAATAAGTTCTAAGAATGGGTGATCTTTACCTAAGATAAAAGATTCTACTATCAATATCTTTTTGAAAATCTTTTCTCTGTATGCCCATATTTTCCCTTCGTTATACATAGACTCCCACCATGTAGCGTAGTCAAATATAAGATCTAAATTTTTATTTGCAAAAGCAGTATGTACCCAAGCGGTTGCAAGTTCGTTTGATTTTACGTGGGGTGCTTCTAGAAGAATAGGGTAAAGTTTTTCTAATAGATCTTCTCTATAAGATCTTTCTCTATTCTCTTTCTTTAAAGTATTTTTGTTCATTTTACTCTCTCTCAATTAATTATAGATACCATTATAAGCCCAAAATGGAATATTGTAAACACTTTGCGAGAAGGAAACTGTCACTTTTATCTTATCTTAGGAGATGATAGCTTCCTTCCCTATTGCCTTGCTAAGTACCAAAAAACAAAGCAAATTCTATAAAGTCATTAGTTCAAGCCCTAATAATTCTTGTACTTGTTCTAAAAGATCTTCTTCTTTACCGTATCTTTCTTCAAACTGTCTTTTAAATGGGTGTCTAGAAGAAAATAACTCACAGTCAATGCCCTCTCTGTGATGTCTAAAGCATAAAGGTAAAACGTATAAATGTGCATTTTTCTTTGTTTTGCCATAAACATGATGTATCTCTGCAGGACTAAAGACTCCATATTCGTTTCTACAAACAATGCAACCTAACTGTTGTACTGTGTCCATGTGATCTTTTTCTTTTTTATTAGGGTTTCTACCTTTCATTGTCCGCACACAACAAAGAGATCATCTACTACTTCGCATTTATCGCCTTTTTCTAAAGTAAGAGATCCTTCTATTGTTTCTCCTTTTTTAGTTATAAATTCTTTTTTATCCTCGTCGTATAAAACTATTGTTTTAGAACAACCAAGAAGCAATCCTAAAATAAATAATGTTTTTACCAACCGTAACATTCTTGCTCTTTCTTAGTTCCGTAATGCCAAATAGCTTTATTTAGTCTGGAAATTGTACCACTAAGCGTTAAAGGTTTGCCTGTTTGTCTATTAGGACAGTAATGCCTAAGATCTGCAATAGTAATGTTATTTTCTCTAAATCTATCTAAACATTGTATATGTAACGTAGCCATTCCTTTTTGAAACTTCCCTGCACAAGTTTTTATCGTGTCTGGATTTTCGCCAAAGACATTTCCAAGAATACTTAAATCATTGTAAGTACACGAAGCAAAGTTTCTATAATCAAGAACATCTAATTCTTTTTCTTCTTCTTTTTTTTCATGTATGTTTGTGATGTGGCCTATATTTACTACTTTTTCTTTTTCATTATTAATTGCTTCTTTAAAAGCATTGCCAAGAGCAGTATTAGGAATATTTTTATCTTGTAATTTAGGTTTAGGAGAATCTACTATCTTTTCAGAAAGAACAATTATTTTTTTATTTTCGTCTTTGATTACTTTTCTTTCAATATACTGTACTTGTATTTGTTCCTCTCTAAATGACTGCCAATCTTGATTATTTAGAATTTCTCCTTTAGAAACACTAAATGCTTCCGTAGTTTTTAAACAACCTACAACGATTTCCTCTCTTTTAAAGCCTTTGATATTTGTATTAACGATATCAAGAATTTTATAGACATCGCCTTCTTTTTGAAGAAGTTGCCCTTTTTTTAATTGTTTCATTTATGCTCCATAGCGTTTTTGTTCTTCCCTTTGATTTACCATTTTTGTTCTCCATTCTTCAAAGCCAACTTTGACCGCATCAAGACGAACTTTTATTGCAGAAAGAGATCCTTTCTTTACTCCTAGATCTAATCTCGCTTGGTATAAAGTATCTGAATTTTCTGCAAATACTTCTTGTGAAGCTGCAGACTTATACCCTTGCCCTGTAGCTTCTAGCATAAGTCGTGCTTTAGTTTTTTTTATTATTGCTTCTGCTTCAAATACTTCATACTCAGCTTTTTCTACTAGACCTGCAAACTGTCTAATAGAATGCATCCATTTCTCGTCTTGCAGATTCATTTAAAAGTCTGCTTCTGCTTCCTTAGAGGGTGTTAGATTTTGCCTTTGCTCGTATTCCTCTTGGGGTTCTAATCTAGCAAATAAATACTCAGTTCCCCTTTCAGATACTTTTATCCAACTACCAAACTTAAATTCAGAATCATCTAAAGTAACTTTTCCATTTATATCAGGCGTTTTAGGATTTTTCTTATCTTCTTCGCTGTTGTAATGTAGTAGCCCTACAGATCTTGCTAACTCGTATTTAGTTTGCCCTTCTCTATTCTCAAACTTAAGAATAGATCCATAGACCTCTTTTGCTATCCCATCACTAGCTTTGTATTTTATTTTTCCTTTAAATACTACTTTTACTTTAGATTCTGACCAAAGAACCGCAGTATTTTCATCAAGTGTAAAGTTAGACATTTTTTACTCCTTCTAAAGAATCTATTAATCTATATTTGTAACCCTTACTAAAAGCGATTCTTTTTCTTTCAATAGGATCTTCAATACTAGAATCAATCTTATATCTAGTACGATACTGATCTTTTCTAATATTTCTTATTGCCGCAGATATGCTAGGTTCTCCATAAAACTTACCATTTGTTTTTTCTTTTATAGTTTTTTGAAGTTCCCAAAAAGTCCACCAACTGCCATCTTTTAGACATAAAAAGACGTAATCTGTAAGACTATTTGCTTTGCTCATTTTTTACCTCAGGTTCTTCCTCAGTTTCATACAAAGCAATAAGTGCTTGGTAAGCTTTTACATCTTCTTCCTTGTCGGCATTATCTCTAGCATTGTAGATAGTTTCTTTATTATGATTGTATAAAGCTACTGAATCTTCTTGTGTTTTTTTACCGATCATTGTTCTTAACGTTTTAAGAAATAAAGTTGGGTTTATATCGTCGTTGATAATTCCACCTTCTTTATCGTCCTTTGTCGGTAAGCTACGAAACTTATAACTTTTACCCCCACTAGCTAAAGCATCTGCTTCTGCCTTATCTTTGTCAGCATCTGGTAGATCTTCGCCTCTAAAAATATAGTGTGCTAATCCATACATAGCTAAACATTTTACAAGACATCTCATTCTAGAATCTTGTATCTGTCTGCTCGTAGGATTTGTTAATGAATTGTTTTTATTATCCATACAAGGCAACCACATAGTTCTTTCTAGGTTTCCTATACGGACTGTACAATGCGACATTACCGTTCCGTTTGGCTCATAAGTTTCTGCTTCAAACTCGTAAGTCGCGTAAGGATAATGTTCCATTAATATTTTCCAAGCATCTGTCCATGATAAATAAGTAAAATTACCTTTTTTATCGTGATAGTTACTTAGATCTAAAGCATTTAAAGTTTGCCAAACTTCTTTATAAGTCAGTTGAATAGTCATTTAATTAACTCCATATTGTCCTAGCAAATTGTTTTTCTTGATCTGACCACATCCACGAGTCGTAGTCTGGATAAGATAAATTTGCTATTTCATATTTATCATTTGAATACGAAAGCAATCGCATTATTGCTAATGCAACTTTTTCCACCTCTTTTATATGCTTATCTACATCAGTTACACGTAG